CTGACATCCTAACTTCTGCCGTCCGACCCGCATACGCAGTGCGGACGGCAGTGTGTTAAGACGCTTAGAGGTCGCTCAGTTTGGCGACGCCGAGGTAAACGTGAAGTTCACCGGTGTCGATGTCGCTGAGGCTTTTGGCCGTCATCGACTCAACCAAGAGTTCGACCGCGTTGGCCGCCGTGTAAACGAACGGGACGGAGGCGGGAGCGGCGGCGGCGAAGAGGACTTCGGTGCCGTTCTCGTTGACCTGCGTGGCGGCGACGTATTCGTCGTCGTCGGAGCTGTCACCGAGCTGAACCTTGGTGTCGTTGAGGGCGCTGTCGCTGGCATCCTTGAAGGGCGTGACCAGTTTCCAAGCGGCCGTGGTGACCACGTCGCCAGCGGCCAAGGCCAGAAGCGAGAGCGTCTGGTCGGTGTCGGCGGTGGACTCGGTGAGGTCGCTGTGGGTAACGACGGCCTTGTGCGTGAAGCCGGTTGCGGCTTTGGTCTCAGCGGGGAGTTCGAAGATTTCCATAATAGTACGATCTTTCTAGTTAGTTGTTCGATTAGGAAGTCGCGGAGAACTTGCCCATATTTTTCGGTGACATAACCGCGAGCGACACGATGCAATCGACGAGACCGCGAGGTCCGCCACCGCTGTCTTGCAGCTCTTGGAAGCGCGGCTTGCGGCCGTAGCGAAGCATGACGCTCTCAGGCGACATGATGTAACCGCGAGCATACTTCTCGGCGTCGGTAGAAGCGTTGGCAGCCAAAAATAGACTGCTGACGATTTCCAAAGTCGAAAAATCTCCTTCGTAGAACGAGATATTCGAGACGAGACGATCCGAGCTGGCGGCTTGCGCCGTCTGGCGGAGGTTGAACACGTTACTGGTCGAGTTGACCGTGAAGCGCGTGAAGTTGGTGATGGCTTTCTTCAGGGAAGGGCCAGCAACCAAGACCAAGCGATCCTGCGAGCCAGTCTGCTCATAGATGCTCTGCAAGACGTTCTGCAGGGCGCTTTCGGTGAGCGACGCGGTCGCAGTCGTGTTGATCGACGCGGACGGAGTGCGCTGGGAAGCGGGCACCGGAAGATCGGTCTGAGCAGTGGCTTTGATCCACTCGCCCAAGCCGCGCGTTTTATAAGCAACGCTGCCGGAACCTTCAACGGAGTCGTTGTCGCTGCTGATGACAGCCTCGACATCCCTTTTTGTTTCCAAAATACTCTTTGCGATGGCCTTAGAAAATTCTTTGCGGCGACCGATGGCGGCGACGTCAGCGAGGTTCGCTTGGAAGTCCGACACGCGGGCGGTTCGACGAATTTTCTGGCTACGAGCGCTCAGAAGAACGCGGTTCGCGGAAGCATCCGCGAAGTCGGTCACATCGGCGGAATCAATAACGCCGTCTGTGGACGGAGCGCTGTACGAATCGGCGAGGTAACTGTAGACACTCGGATTAGTGATATCGGCGCCAACGCGCGCGATGCTGGAGGAAATGGGCGTATTTTTGTTATCGACGTAAGTAAGGACGTCGAGGATGTCTTCCCTATTGCCCACGGAGGGGAAGAGCTGTCCGGCTGGTGCTGACATTGTAAGTGTTTCTTTCTAGTGTGAGGTTGTTCTTAGTTGAACAGAGCTTCCGAGACGTAATCGGCAAGATCATCGATCCTGCCACTCGACATAACTCTGTCTTTTGCCGCTTTAGAAACGGCTCCTTTGGTAGAAGTTTTCGGTGCGCTAATCGGATTCGCTGGGGTAGGTGTCTTTGCGATCTTATTAGACGAGACTTTCTTCGACGCGGCGGCTTTTGCGTTGGACGCAGCCTGCTTGGCCATGAGCTGCTGCTCTCCGTAGAGCGCCAAGCCGATCCAGTATTCGTGTTGCGGGAGCTTCAATAGCTCCGGCGCCTGTTTGACTGTCGCTTGGTACGCTTGGTTGAGCGCGCTGCCTTTCTTGAAGAGATCAGGGAACAGATTCTTTGCCGCTTCGACTGCTGGCTGCCTTTGGGCAAGCCATTCGCGTCGTGCGGGAGCGTGCGTTACGAGGATATCGTCCGCGCGGATCAAATATTCTTTGACCGCATCGGAATCGAGATAGGTCTCGGTTCCGTCTGGCTTCCTTACGCTGGCGCCGTCGCTGTTTTTTAATGCCCAGCGGCGGACTTCCTGAGCACTCTTGATTTTCGCATCGAGCGCTTCTTGTGTGTCCACATCGGCGAGCGGGTTCTCCGCGCTAGGCTGCAGGATCGGGCGCGAAGCCTCATTGACCTGCGACTCCAGCTCGGCGAGGCGCTTTTGCGCTTCCTCGTATTGCGATTTGACGGTGGCGGCTTCTTCGGCGGCTGCCTTCTTTTGCGCCGTCAGTTTATTGATGCGCTTCTGGACGTTGTCCGGTGATGGCGCTTCGCCTTCCTCGTCTTCGCTGTCCTCGGAATCTTCCGAGTCGCCAGACTCTTCTGTGCTGTCCTCTTCGGAGGTTTCCTCGGCGTTCTCCTCGGTCTCCTCTTCGTTTGTCTCGTTTTGTAAAAGATCTTCGGCGTCATCCGCCGATTTCACTTCTTCCAGTTTCCGCTCCGGCATGCCGCCAGACAGCTCCTGTATAGCTAGTGAAACTACATCTATCCCTGCGTCATCAGACGCCACTTTCCCTTCCGCCATGGTCTAAACCTCCCAAGATGGTGCCAGAGCGTTCGTCGCTCAGTCCGATCAACACCCAGCGCCATGAAGGCGCACTCCACGTTGATATATCTAGTATTCGGGAATACTGAACGGATGTCCAGTATTATTTACTCCACGCGATGCGACTCCGCGCGGCGTGCTTCGAGCGCGTCCCAAAGTTCCTGCAGCGCGCAAAGCTGACCGGCGGCGTGTGCAAGGTATCCGCCCTCCTTCGAGGTTGCCATCGTGCTGCACAGCGTGACGGCGTCGGAGATCCGGTCCTGCAGCTCGATCATGACGGCCAAGTAGGCATTGGGCGCCTGCTCGCGGCTGAAGGCGAGAGCGCCTTTGGGGTCGTAGTTGTCGGACACGGCATAGCGGTCCACCGGTATGGTTTTGGTTTTTGTGAACATGGTCATATTTGGTATTCGTGAATGGCGAACGGCTAACTCGTCATTAGTGACGCTTTAGTTTTTGGGTTACTCTGTTGTTGGAAAAATAAGTCGTCACGAAAGATGCTTTATATCCAGAAAGGATACATGGCCCTGTTGGCGACGATGACGTGCGGGCCGCACTCGCGGCATATGGGGCCGAGTTGTTCGTCAACTCCGTGGACGTCCTCGATACGAAGCTGCTTGCTACAGACTCCGCAACGTGGCGGCTCTTTGCTGCGTCCGCGCCATGGCCTCGCGCGCGGGGGCGGGGGAACTATGCCAGTTGGCGCCATTAGTAGCTTCCTCCTCCGCGGGACATGAGCGTCTCGCCGTCCACGTTTCCCGCGCCGGAGAGCGCGATGAATTTCACGCAGTCAACCGGATCTTTCGTCGCGCCCTTCTTGCCGTCTGCTCCGGTATAGGTCGCCAGCGCATAAATCGTGTTCTTGCAGCGCTCCGAAATGTAGAGCTTCGGCTGGTTGAGCGCGTTGACTGGCTGCTCAGGGTTGTAGTGCAGCATGGAGTTGACCATGGCGATGCCCTCGTCAATCGAGTCGGCCGGTGCGGCGAGGAAGTCCACACCCAGCTCGCCCATCTCATCGATTAGGGTCGTCGGCATCTCGCGCGCGAGCGTCGGCGCGTTGCCAAAGCGACTGTCCATGTATCTCTCGAAGATCTTCTCGCCGTTCTCGACGCGCTTGATCTCTTCGACGTATCGCTCCAAGCCAAATCCGAAGTCGCTCTGCGCCGGTCCCGCCTTTCCGTCCATCTTCTTGCCATCCGGCAGCGCCCACTCGCCTGCGAAGCCAATCGATGGGATGTAGTCATCCATGCTTGGCCATTCACGATAAATTATGCAGCGACCGGCCGAGTCGTGAACGGACCAGAGCTGAAACCAGTTTCTCCCGCTGGCCGGATCAACCCAGTGATACCGCGTGCCCTCCGGCACGTCGCTGTGCCTGATGACATGGACTTTCTCGTTAAATAATGGGAATCGACCGGAGATGGCCTTGGTTGGCACGCCATAGGCGCGACAAAGTATCCTCTCGCGGGTCTCGTTCTGCAGCTCCTTGCGCATGCGAGACCATCCGGCCCATGGATTGGCGCGCGTGTGGAAGTAGAGCACCGGCCGGTTGCGCGTGCTCATCTGCAGGATCGGGACTTTCTCGTATCCGGTGATGATTTGCTCGCCATCCTTCTCTGCGCGCTTCGGCAGCAGCTCGGCGTCGGCGTCCTCGACGGTTTTTGCGCCGTTCAAGTAGGAAGCGACGGTCGGACTGTAGCCTTGGACCGGCGTGAACGTCACCGCGAGCTTTCCGTTGCGGTCTACGAGGCGAAAACGAAGCGTTTCGAGCAAATCTAGACCGACTAGCTCGTCGCACCATGCCATGTCCAGCTCGGCGCCTTCTATGACACTCAAATCTTGTGCGTAATTTTTAAAGCAGCAGATACTGCCGTTGGGACTACAAAACTTGGCTTCTGAGAACCCATTTTTCAGTGTGTAACTTATGTTGGTCACCTGACTTTTGCGCGCATTGCGCCACTCAGGGGGCATAAACTTCCACAGACGCGGCTGCTGCGACTCGATGCTTGTCGCGGAGGTCTCGGCGAAGCACCAGACGACGGCTCCGGCCTTGCTGTGCATTAATTTGATGACTTCCTTCGCCGCCCACTCGGTTTTTCCGCTTCTGTTTCCGCCCATGACGAGCAGCTCTCGGTGTTTATCGAGGAGTTCGCTGGCCTTTTTCCACAGCGGCGGCACATAACCAAAGCGGAACGGATCGCTCGCCTCGCGCGCGATCAGCTCCTCCCTCGTTTTGAGATATTGCCAGCCTTCCTCCGGCCCCAATTTGCTCAGAAGATCGGTGTCGATCTTCATGACAGGGTGCTCAGACGGCTGAAACCGTTGTTTCTGTTCGTTCACTCCCTCTGCGCAGGCTCCGCTGCGCTCTCCCCTCTAAAATGTAATATTATTTATCCGTCATAGCACCCGCACGGCACATGATGCGGGTCGTGTTTGTCCAACCAGTCGAAAAGTTTGAGCTGATCGTCGTCCGCTTTGACGATCTCCGTCCACTTGGTGCCAAACGCCAGCCCTTCCTTCGGTCCTTTGACCTTGACGTTCTCCTCCAGCGCAACCGCCCGCTGGTAGTATTCGGGCGCCTGATCGCGGAGGCGCAAAATTTCGCGCAGCTTCATCGCGGGGCAGAAGAAGCAGG